ATGATTGACATCATGTCTTGCCCTTGGACCTTGCCGTTGGCAATCATTTGAGCCCACTGAGTAGCAAAATTCTCAACGGCTGCATCGGTCTGACCAAACGCATCTTGCAAGGTCAAGATAGCTTGTGTTTGCTGCTTAGTCAACTCGGTGTTGTGAGTTACGGCATAGAATTTCTGGTTCATACCGTCAACCATTTCGGTTGAGTTAGCCGCCGCTTGTGCCATTTGGTTGGTCATATCGACCATTTTCTTACCTTCTTCAGCATTGCCGGTAAGTGTTAACCAAGTGGCATTCATGGTTTGTTGGTATTTAACGTATTCGGCACTTGATTGTGCGATTTCGTCAAACTTACCCTTGATAGCTCCCAATGCGTTTTGGAAACCGTTACTAATCAAGTTAGCGGCAAACGTAGCCCCGAAGATACCTTTTAGGCGTGAAGTTTTTGTTTCAGTCTCACTGACTTCACTCCCTAAACGTTTAAAACTATCTTTCAAGCGTCCAATGAGCGAGCTAGAGCGTTGACTTTGTTCAATCTCATCATTCAATCTATCAGCAGCATTACGAGCATGAGCCAAGCTAGTAGCCGTTTCATCCAAACGTCTACGCTGAACGAGGTATTCTTCAGAGGTTTTACCAGATTGGCGAGCGACACGCTCAAGCATATCTTTTTGTTTCTCATACTGCTTATTTAAGTTAGTAATCGAACTCTTGTATTGCTTAAGCTGCTCTTCCCTCGCTTCGTCCTCTTTGCCTTCCGCTTTCAAGCGTTTCACGTAGGCTTCAGACGATTCATTTTGCAGTTTGTACTGTTTCTGTAATTCAGCAAGCCCAGACCTATGGTAATCTAGGCTATTTTTGGCTTGCCTTTGTTGATTTTCCAACGATGCCAAACGTGTAGTCGCTTGGTCAATCTGTTGTTGGTACTTAAGGTACTGTTCGGCAGTTTCAGCAGTGCTCCCTTTAAGTTGAGACTGTTCTTGTTTCAGTTTCTCAATCTTACGCTGTTGGTTTTGGATAGCGTTACCCAGACCATCGTACTTAGCTTGTGCAGCCCCCAAATAGTCACCAGCGCTACGCATTTGACTTTCTTGTGCCTTCCATGCGTTAGTAGAGCTATTGACTAACTGAGTTAATCGCTTAATCGAATTGGCAGCCTGTAGCGTGTCTAAGGCGATTTCCGTGGACATGGTAGCTTGTACTTTTGCCATGTATTATTTTTCCTCCTTTCCTTAAAAATTAGAGTAAAGATGTTGGGTCAACCATTCTATCTTCTTCCTCTTTGGCATTTAAGATTTTCATTAGCTCGTAATAGTCAGTCTCGTAATACTGATCTAGTGTCCACCCAAAACCTTGGATTGATTTTTTAGCAATGATTTTCAAATCTTCAATGCGATTTTCTAAATCAAAAATCTGTTCGCCTTTAGATTTTACTCTTTTGGGTCAGTTTCACCAGCGGCATTTTCAAGTTGTTCGTCTGTCAATCCGTACATGTAGCCCACCAATTTCTCGGCAATCTCTTGTGTACGCTCATTGTCCAAATCAAGCAATTTGTCATAGGCTTCGTCATCCAATTTAAGAACAGCACGGATAAAACCAAGCATTTCTTTGAGGATTGTGAAGCTCGCTTGTGCTTGCTCTTGCGTGTCGCTTTCTTCAACAGTGTCGCTGATTTTAAGGACGGCAAGTTGGTACTCGTGCATACGCAAGACATTACGGTTGCTTGTAGCTACTTCAAACGCCTTTTTACTGATTTCTGGGATTTTAATAGTTTTGATTTCCATTTATCTTTACTCCTTTAACACAAAAATAGAGGTCAGGCCATGAGCCCGACCTCTTGCGAATTATTAAATACTATTTGAGGCGGCAGGAAGGGCATAGCCCCCGAAGACTTCTTTGAACATGTTAGTTTTATCAAACGTAGATGCACCAGAATAGTATTTCTTGTATGGCTCACCGCCGAACGCAGTCGCTGACAAGGCGTTAAATGTCATGTTGTCGTCTTGGCGAGTTTGAGCAGTATCAGTATCCGTAGCAACGTTTTGAGTTGATTCTTGCATGATACCGTTAGCGAAACCAAAGAATACTGAGTGTTTGCGGTCAAGCGTTTCAGATTCAATCAATACCGCTGTATGAGGTTTCTCGCCATCCATCACGTAACCACCCTTGCCATCCGGTTTAAAACCAAGCATTTTTTGTTTGATTTCAAAGTCAAGGTTATTGAAGTCAAACGCCACTGTTGGTGATCCAGGCGCAATCATTACGTCTTGTACTGAGTTGTTCCCAGGAATTTTAGTTGCTTGACCTTCCAAGTTGGAAATATTAGCGGTACGAGTACCAAGCATAGCTGAATCAACTTCAATCACGCCGTCTGTTGAAAGGCCGTCAGCACCTTTAAGTAGTTTTTGGGTTTTTGGGTCAACCAAAGCAAGGCGAACCATTTTCAAACCTACAATTGCCATATAGTAATTTCTCCTTTGTTAAATTAATTTATCGAGAGCAACAAAAAAGACCGCCGTAATCTGCAAAGTATCGGGGTCTATACTATGTTCTCTCATGTCTGTAATTGAGTAGTGTTCAGATTTTAGGAATTTCAGTAATTCCATTTCAAAGGCTTCGATATCAAAATCGATATCAGCTTTGTAAAAAATCTGTACCTCTACCCTATCCGTTTTTCCGAAAAAGGTATTATTCCCACTCAAATCAAGGGATGGATTGCTTTCGGTGAGCAAAACGATTGTCTTATCGGTGTTTTCTTCGAGCTCTTTAGGCAAGTTGTTTGCATAAACTTCGCTTATTTCACCAAATTCTTTGCCGTCAATTAGCTCTTTTAGTTTTACGGTTGCTAACACTTAATCACTTCCCTCCTTTTCTTCGAATGAGTTTCTCATATTCCTCTTTTTCTGCCAATAGCACCTTTCTTTGAACAGCGCTATCGTTTTGGACATTGGTAACGAAATGATCCGCACGGTATTTCTTGGTGCCATCATTTAATCGTCTGGCATTTTGAGCGTGGTAGTTGTTTTTCCAGCCTACGGTTGTCACACCGTTTTTTCTGCCATCCGCATTAGTGGATTGGACAGATAAACCGTCAGCCATGTGCCCATACTTCAAATGTTTTTTATTTGAGTAGTGTTTCTCACGAGTGACTTCTTCCAACTCCTTTTGAAACACTTTTGCGCCAGCGGTTGTGATTTTAGCTTGTTCCGCTGGTGTTAAATCACCAATGCTAGCTACTGTTTCAAGCCAGCCCTCTAGTGCTTTGTCAAGCCCTACCATAAGCCATCACCCAACTTTCTTGTGCTTTCTAAGTGTCAGAAAGTCGTAGCGGTTAAGCCCAAAATTTTCGTTTGGACTAACACGTACAATGTCATACTGAGTGCCATTTAGAACAGCGACTTGACCTTCTACTACTTTAGCGTTATGACGAATAACGATAACTCTTGTATCGCTTTCGCCATTCTGTTGGGCCAAATACTCTTGATTGAGCGTGCGAGTGTGTGGCTTATAGTGCAGCGTAAACTGTTTCACGAATTTTGGTACGCTAACACCCGTAAACTTGTTAGGGGTGCTTTGGTATGTACCAAAGTCTGCCTTAAAGCGAAAGTCTGAGGGTAAATATCTAACTTTAGCCATTAGTCACCTCTTTCCTCGCTATACGTTGCATATAAGCCCCTTAATTGCCCAATTATGCTATTTAAAGTCAAGTTAATCGGATAAGTCACCGTGTCGGTTAAAGCAACCCGGTATGTGAAATAAGTGCTTGTTAGGGCTATTACAGCCGTGTCAAATAAAGATTCTACGCTATCAAGGTCATAGAATTTTGAATCACTACCGACTGCATTGATGATATACTGTTGAGCTGATTCAATGTAAGCTGGAATGAGTGCAGTGTCGTCTGTCTCATCCAGATTGAGGGTCTGCATGATAGTTTCCTTGGATACACTCATTACTTACCTCCTAATTAAGCCCCAGCAGTAAGATTAGCTTTTTGGTCAGCGATAGCCTTGAATGACGCTGGCACAAACGCTTCTTCATCAGTTTTAACCACATCGAAGCGGTCAATAACACGTACTTTAGTAGTGTCAGTTTCAAATGCTCCACCACCGATGTTAGTAGAGAGCAATGACAAGTGTTGACGGTCAAACAATGTTACCGCTTGCTTCAAGTCACCAAAGTACAATGGCATAACTCCACCAGTACCGTTAGCAAGCCAACGGTCAGAAACTTCTTTAACTGCAAAACCATCGATTGAGTAGCCAGTTGGTGATTTTACATCACGTTCCATGAGGTAATCACCCATAGCGTTCTTAACTTTCTTAAGGGCAGTAAATCCTGAAGTGTTAGTCAAGAAGAATGACGTTTGTTTGATTGCTGGGTCAACTTTAGCTTCTAGGTCGATAATATCATCCCATTTAGCCAATGTTGGTTTAGTTGGGAGTGTAGCAATCACATCCAAAATAGCTTTGTTTCGAGTAACAACAACTTTCTTAGCAATCCAACCAGACAACCATGCAAGGATGTTTTCGGCAGAATCAGCAAGCAAGCTGTTTGTTACTGTAGAGATACCAGCATAGCGTTTGATAGTGTAGCGGATAAGAGACAATTTAGGGTCATCGTTGTTGCCGATTTGTCCAGCTTCGTCATCGATTTTAGAAAGGCCAGTAATTTCAGCCCATTTTTCGTAAACACGAGAACCAGTAAGAGTAGTTACGTTTTCAACGTTAACGTACTCTTGCAATGAATCGTATTGACGAACCAATGTATTGATAGCTGTACGAATATCTTGTGGGATAGTCAAACCAGCATCAGCACCAGTCCCGTCTGTTTTAGAATCAAGCAAGTTTTGGTAACGACCACGAACAAGGTTTTTAAAGTCTTTAACGAAATTAGCTTTAACTTCTTCTTCGTTTTCAGTCAAAGGTTTCTTGTCTTCTTCAGTCATGTTAGCTACTTCGCTAGCACGAGCTTCAGTATATTGTTCTTTGAACATGTCACGTTTCATTTTGGCAGTGTCACGTTCGTTTTTGATTGCTTGCAATTCTTCAGCGGTAACTGAATCGTCAAGCATAGCTACGTTAAGTTTTTCATTCAAGTTTTCGACCTTGTCGCCTTGTGCAACCCAAAGGTCATGCAATTCGTTTGATGTTTTCATCAATCATCTTCCTTTCATTTTTCAAGTAAAATAGCCAATTTCTGCTCACGCAAAGTATTGGTCTTAGGTGTCGCAATCATATTCTTAAATTTAGTGATCGCTGATTTGCTTGGTAGTTGATGCACGGCATTAGTAACCATGATTTCTTCTTCATCATTGTCGAAGAACATGATTTCATCCGCAAAGCCTTTATCAACGGCAGTTTTGGCATTAAGCCATGTCTCTTTTGCCATGAGATCTAAAAGTTCTGGCTGTTTAAGTCCAGTCTTCATTTCATAAGCCAAAGCAATAGACTCATCAATGCTATTTAAGACCGCTGATTGATGCTCTAGGTCATCCGCATTACTGTGTCCGGGGTCTACCGAAGCCTTATGAATCATCATTTGACTTGTTGGGGACATCCTAACAACGTTCCCAGCCATAGAAATGACACTCGCAGCACTAGCAGCAAGCCCTTGCACATTGACCACAATACGTTTGCCACTAGCCTTAAGCATTGTATAGATTTCGCTAGCTGCGAACACATCACCACCATTAGACGCTATATTAAGCGTGATTTCTTCGTCTTCATCGTTTTCGATAGCATCTTGAACCATTTTTGGATAAGTGCATGTCATTCCAAAAAAATCATAAAACGCCACTAAATCATTGCTTGCAATATCACCTTTAATGTCAATCTTGCCCATTTGTCTCACCTCCTTTCAATATGGTTCGGTTAGGGTTTTCACCCTTTGGCAACTCTTTAGGTAAAATTTCGGCTTGTTGCAAAATATACAAGCCTTGATTCTGTGCGAGCGTGCCACTTTTAACCATGCTATTGATACGGCTGATATAATTAGCACCAGTCGGGTCAACCGCTGGGAAAATATCCGCATCAACATCACACGAAAGTTTTTGAGACAACTCACTAAGAAATGGTCTTAGATAACGTGCTACCGCTTTAGAATAGACGTTTGAACTCATTTCTAGTGATGATTGTTGGTCACCTTGCCCACCGACAACGTTCTCTGGGATACCGTAGACCTTTGCAAATTGTCCGGTCGTCCAGTCTGCTTGCTTAAGTAGTTGGGCCACGTTGGACTTGATTTCAAGAGGTGTGAAGTCCTCTAAATCATCCAGTACCAACGGACCGCCTTGCATTTGCTTCATCGCTTGTCGTGAGCGTGAGACTTTGGTTTTGAAATCGAGCAAACCACCGCCCTTAATCTTCAAAATACCATTGGCATTTAGGGCATTTTTAAGTGAATTAAGCGTTAGCTTATCACTGGCTTTTTGAATATCCAATTCTCTACCTAGAGCCATCAACGGACTTACGCTTGTCAAACCACCATCTACAGATAGCAATCTGAAGTGTAAGATGTCGCTTTGTGGAACATGTTGTTTCGGTGGTATGCGTGGGTCATCGAATGTGATGTTATAGTAAAGACCATTCTGATTATCCAATCGGTTGAAAGAGACTTGAGATGGTCTTAGATACTCCCA